TAGATAAAACTTTCACTTCATTTAGTTTAGACAAGAACTATGCAAAAGAGTTTGCGATAGATGGCGAAGGTGCAGATATCCTATTTGAAGTTACTGTTAGAAAAGGTCAAAAAACAGGAGCGTATATAGCTGAGTTAGCGGATTTTAATCCTGAAAAAGAATATTTGATGAAACCAAATTTGAAGTATAATATCATCTCAAAAACAGAAGATGAAAACGGAATGATAATTTATGGTTTGGAGGTGTTAGAAGATGGGGTTTGATAAAGATTTTATAGATAAGGTTTTTTCTAACGGAAAAGATAGAGTCAATCGAGCGATTTATGTAAAACCTGAAGAACTTATTGAAATATCTGATGAAGATTTGAGTTATTTTGGTGAGGGTATCTTTTGTTGCCTTCCTCGCAATCAGTACATAATGGATCACAAAGACGAAATTAGAGAAAAATATAAACTTTCTCCAAATATGCCAAAGATAAACGGCATCTATTTAGGGAGTTTGGTAAAAATGAGGTCATGGACAAGAATTTGGAAAACAAATCCAAGTTTGGAGGGAATAATCGAATTGACAAAAAAAGAAAGCATTTAGAAATTCTAAGTGCTTTTTTTGTGCCCAGACCAGAAAGGGAATTTTGATGAACAAATACAAAAAATTGATAGAATTGATTGAAGATAACGGACTTGAGATACAATCGAAGGAATGTTATGATCCACAGAGTGCTTGGACCGGAAAACATTTGTGGATTGTTGATAAGAAAACACGAAATAAAATCTTTGATTTATCGGGTAATGGCTATTGTTTTGACGACAAATCGGTCGATAAAGCTATTGAAGAAGTTGAAAAATATTTGTCTCTTAAAAACATGAATACTTTTGATGCTTTCAAAGAATGGGTGGACAAGAATGCTAAGCCTCAAAAATGATGATTAGAAAGGAGTAAAGACATGTTTATATGGGATTGGGTATCAATCGCCTTTGGGTGGTTGGTATTTTTGTTGTTAATATTTATTATTATGGCCGTAATCAGCGGAATAATTGAAGGTATAAAGAAAGGAATAGAAAAATGAAAGATTGGAAAGAAGGCTTTATCGATGAGTATAATTCGCTTAAGGATAAATATACAAAATTACATAAAATGGTTATCAAATACGAAGCTGGTACGCTTGAATTTGAGCTAAAATGCTCAATTGAAGTTTTAAAAAATCAAAAACGTGCCATGGGTCAGTATTTATACTGGCTCGAAGTTCGATCAGAAATCGAAGGAATCGAATTATAAAACTAACCGTATGGAATCCCGTACGGTTTTAATATTGTCCAAGCATTGAAGACTCTAAAAGCTATGGAAATTACAGTCGGGGACGACTTTAAAAATAGGAGGTTCGCAATGAACGAAGAAACACAAACAGTCGAAACGGTTGAAGAACAAAAGGTATCTGCAGAACCTGCACAACAACCGCAAGACGAGAAGAAGTACACAGATGCAGATGTCGACGCTATCATCGACAAGAAATTTGCTAAGTGGAAATCAGAGCAAGAAGCTAAAGAAAACGAAGCTAAGAAACTTGCCGAGATGAACGCTGACGAGAAACAGAAATATCAGTTGGATCAGCGTGAGCAAGAATTGGCTGACCGTGAAAAGGCTATTGCTCGTAAGGAATTGACCGCAGAAGCTAAAGAAATGCTAAGTGAGCGCGACTTACCTGTTGAGTTAGTGAATGTAGTTGATTTGACAAGCGCAGAGACTGTATCAGCCTCTATCGGTGCCCTACAGAAATCATGGGAGCAAGCCGTACAGAAAGGCGTACAGGAAAAGTTGAAAGGGAAAGCCCCTATCAATCACGCGCCAACTGTCAACGATGAGTTGACTGTTGAAGAGTTTAGAGCCATGGGATATAAGAGCCGTAACGAACTCTTCCTAAAGAACCCAGAGCTTTATAAGAAATTGAAAGGATAATTGAAAAATGACAGCAGGACAAACTAAATTAGCCACTATGGTTAATCCAGAAGTAATGGCGGATATGGTAGCCGCTAAATTACCTAAATTGATTAAATTCACACCATTAGCGTATGTAGAGACAGAGCTTGAAGGTCAACCAGGTAGCACTTTAACAGTGCCAGCATGGGAGTATGCAGGAGACGCTACTGAAATTGAAGAAGGCCAAGCAATTACGCCAGACCAATTGACTACTAAAAAGACTACTATGACCATCAAAAAAGCAGGTAAAGGGTATGAAATTACCGATGAATCTCTTTTGTCAGGTCTAGGAGACCCAGTAGGTCAAGCGACTTACCAGCTAGGTTTGGCAATCGCTAACAAGATTGATAACGACCTTGTAGCAGTAGCAAAAACAGCGAAACAATACGTAGATGATGCACCTACTACACTTGAAGCGCTTGATAAAGCTCTTGACGTTTTCGAAGATGAAGAAGATGCTCAGTATGTAGCTATCATCAATCCAAAAGACGCAACTAAGTTGAAAACAAACGTAGCTAAAGAATGGGTCAAAGGCTCAGACATTGGTGCAGACGTTGTTATCTCAGGTACTTTTGGTGAAGCAGGCGGTGTACAAATCGTACGATCTAAAAAAGTTGATGAAGGTAAAGGCTTCCTTGTTAAAGTGTCACCAAGTCAAACAGAGACAGACGACGCTAACAAGTACGGAGCTTTTGTCATCTTGCTTAAACGCGACGTGGCTATCGAAACAGACCGCGATATCTTGAAGAAGACTACTGTAATCACAGGAGATGAACACTACGGCGTTTACCTTTACGACCCTACACGAGTTGTAAAATTTGGTGGCGCGTAAGAAAGAGGTGGCGATATGAGCTTATTGCTACGACGTCATTACATTCAAGAAGAGCAGGTTGACCAGTATTCTGATTTAGAGAATAAAACTCTAGAAGAGTTGAAAGCTCTAGCAAGAGAAGCTGGTGTAGCAGGCGCTTATAAGTTGACAAAAGCCGAAGCCATTGAAGTTTTGGAGGAACTAAAGAGTGAAAGTTAAAGTCAAGCAAGAATTTTACGATTGGGAAGCCAACGTAAAACGACTTGCAGGCGAAGAACTTGACCTTACTGATACACGATATGCCGAGCTTGTAGAGAATTTTGCAAGCAATGGCGTATCTGTATCAGATATCCTTGAGGAAGTAGGCGGTACTGAAAGCTACAATCCAGTAAGTTATAGCCCAGTCAGTACCGTTCAGGCCCCTCAAGTGTATGTGTCGGGAGAGACTACGCCTTTAAGTCAAGAAGGAGTTTAAAATGTCTATAGAGTTGCTGAAGAAAATGACAGGCGAAGAAGATACTCAGCTTCTCATGTTGCTCCAAATGAGGGCTACAAATCTTATCTTGTCAGAGACTAATCGCACATCTTTGACACCTGCTTTAAGTCTCTTAATACCTGAGGTTGCTATCGAGCTCCACAACCGTTCAGGAGCGGAAGGAGAGCACTCTAGAACCGAGGGTGGTATAGCAGTAGTCTACGGAGAAAACGGCCTGTCTACGGGTCTTCTACAGCGTATCCGCATGCACAGACTAGCAAGGGTGGCAGGCCATGTTTTTGAAGCAGAGTAGACTGAAACCTTATCCAATGCGACGGTTTGAAAAGACTGTCACAGAGGAAGGTGTCGCAAAAGAAGGGTATGCCAATGAAGCTGAGACAGTCCGTCTTGAATTGTGGCCAGCTAGTAGCAAGCTACAATCTGAATTGTATGGCGAGCGTGTCAACGACATTTTGAACGCCAATGCCAACAAGTCAGCTACTATCAAAGTGAAGGACGGTGTGTGTATCGATAGCCAGACGAAAGTGACTCATAAGGTTATTTCTAAAAAGGTTTACACACACCATCAAGTTTTGGAGTTGGAACGTGTCAGAGCTACTAGGGGCGGATAGGCTCATAGCTAAGTTCAGAAAGTTGTCAGATGTTGCGCAACGGGATATTGTTTCAAAGGCGGTTCATCATGCAGCCAAAACCATTGTCCAAACTGATGCAAAAAGACTGGCACCAGGCAACAATGGAGAACTTAGAAATAGTATCAAGACTAGGGTTAAAATGGACGGAGATAAGGTTATAGGCGAGGTTTATACCAATCTGCACTACGCTCCTTACGTTGAGTTTGGTACAGGGCCAAAAGGACAAGCTAGCCATTCGGGTATATCACCAGAGGTCAGCGTGTCTTACAGGTCTAGTCCGTGGTATGTGCATGAAGACCAAATCAATGTAGGACCGTACCACTTTCAAAAGATTGGGGAGTTCTACAAGATGTATGGTCAACCTGCCCAGCCTTATCTTTATCCAGCTTTGAGAGACAATCAAGAGCGTGTGTCTAAGAATATTTCGAATTATGTCCGTAGAAAGATAAGAGAACAAATATAATGATCAATATCAAGCCTGTTATTTATAAAGAATTGCAAAAGGTCGCAGATAATGTGACTGATACTTATCCTAGCGATTGGGAGACATTCCCAGTCGTTATTTTTTTAGAAGAACAAAACAAGCCGGGTGAATGGTTTGATGACCAGGAACAAAAATCATCTATCCGCTACAAGGTAGATATCTTTGATGATACCAGCACTAGTGAGTTAGCTGTTAAAATAAATCAGATTTTTGAGTCTTTAGGTTTACGAAGAACCGATTGCCAAGACGTGCCAGACCCGTCTCATTTGAGACATAAAGTCATGCGTTTTGAAGGTGTTGTTGACTTACACTCAGAGCTTGTTTTTCAATTTAGAATGGAGAATTAAACATGTTAGCAAACGGAATTACGTTGTCTTATAGAAAAACAGAAGGTAGCTATACTAAGCTCGTAGGACTTAAAGAAGTACCAGAGTTTGGTATCGAACCTGAAAAAGTCGAGAACACTACTCTTGAAGATAAAGTTAAGAAGTATGAGTTCGGTATCGGTGACGCAGGGGAATTGGAATACAAATTCTCTTACAAGAACGATAATGAAAACGCACCTTATCGTGTATTGCGTAAAGCCGCAGACAATAAGGAAAAACTCCAATTTGAACAAGCTTACCCTGACGGTACTAAGGTCAATTTTGAAGGCCAAGTATCTGTTAAGCTTGGCGGTGGCGGTGTCAATGCCGTTATCGAATTCACACTTAAGATTGCATTGCAGTCTGAATTGACATTCGTTGATGGAATTGGAGGTTAATTAAATGGCGTTAAAATACACAACTTGGAAAGTTACTGACGAAAAAGAGTTGAAGCTGCGTTTGACATCTCATCAAGCTGCAACTGTGGAAGAAAAAATCGGCATGAACTTGCTAAAGATTTTCATGCCTGAAGCTGGCGAAGAGTTCACTTTACCGCCTTTGAAAGTTATGCTGTTGTTAGTTCATGGAGCCTTGCAGCAGTATGAACATGGGTATTCCTTTGAGGATGTCTATGATCTATACGATGAATACGTGGATAACGGTGGAGACCAAACAACCTTCATGACAGAGGTCTTAATGCCACTATTTGAAGTATCGGGTTTTACTCCACGAGGAAGCAAGGACAAGAAAACTTCCAACAAGAAGAAAATGACAGTAGTCGAGTAATTTTAACGGTAACGCAGATTATTGAGAGGCTTTACCCTATGTTTTTGGACATTGGGGGTAAGCCTCTTGATTTTTGGGATTTGACCGTGCTTGAAATCAGAGAAATGATTGAGAGCTATAACCGTGTCAAAGCCCAAGAGCGTAAAGAAAAGATTATTGACTCTTATAGACTTTCGCAGATGATATCCAACCAAGTTTCCTTATTGTTATCGAAGGATGCCAAGGTCTTTGAGTTCTGGGAATATGCGCCTGAGTTGTTTGTAGAAGAACAACAAGCTGTAGAACAGGAACGACAGAGACAAGCGCTTTTGTTGCACAAGGAACGGATGCGTGAATTTGCAGAGAGACACAATCGAAAAAGGAAGGAGGAAATGAATGGCAACTCTTGACGAATTGAAAGTCATGATTGACGCTGAGATAGCGCCTTTCAGGAAGAAGATGAAAGAAGTCGAGAATCAGGTCAAGGGGACATCTGATCAAGTGAAGAATGCCACTGCCAAAGTTCGTGAACAGTCGAACTCTATCAGTAGTGCGTTTGGCAAACTAGCCAAGTTCGCTGGTTTTGCAATCCTTGGTAAGAAATTGCTTGATGTTGGGATGTATTCAGCACAGACAGCTCTTGAAGTATCAGCGGCTATGAACCAAATCAAGCGGCAGATGGGTGAGAGTTCGCAATCTTTCTTAAAATGGGTTAACGATAACGCCAATGCTATGAATATGGGTGTGGGTGAGGCTACCAACTACGGTGCAGTCTACTCAAACCTATTTTCTGGATTTATCAAAGATACTAACAAGCTAAGTGCTTATACCGCTAAGATGTTGCAAACATCGGCAGTTGTTGCTGAAGGTTCAGGGCGCACGATTACAGACGTTATGGAACGGATTCGCTCAGGTTTGCTAGGGAACACGGAAGCAATTGAGGATCTAGGAATCAACGTCAATGTGGCTATGATTGAGTCCACTGAAGCTTTTAAGAAGTTCGCAAACGGACAGAGCTGGCAACAATTAGACTACCAAACCCAGCAACAAATCCGTCTTATGGCTATTTTGGAACAGGCTACGGCAAAGTATGGAGATACCTTGTCCAACTCAGTCAACGGTAGTATCAGCCTGTTTAAGTCTCTGATGAAAGATAGTGCATTGAACCTTGGTAACTCTATGTTACCAATTATCAATGCCATTATGCCTGTTTTGAACTCTTTTGCTATGGTTTTGAAGAACGTGACTGCTAAACTCGCTGAGTTTATCGCTTTGATGTTCAATAAGAAGGCTACGGTAAAAGACGGCGCTGCAGGAGCAATCAGCAACGTAGGAAACGCCATGCAAGACGCTGCAGGAGGTGCAGATGATTTAGGAAACGCAATCGGAGACGCAGGGGACTCAGCAGGAGGACTTGCTGATAATCTTGGAGACTCAGCCAAAAACGCTAAGAAGGCCGCTAAAGAATTGCTAGGTCTTATAGGATTTGATGAGATTAATATCTTACAAAAGCCAAAAGACGACTCTGCAGGCGGTTCTGGCGGTGGAGGCGGTGGCGGTGGCAAAGGTGGTAAAGGAAAGGGTGGCGGTGGCAGACCTTTCAAAGACATCTTGCCAGAAGTCGAGTTGACCGACATGGGAAATCAATTCAAGAGCATTTTTGACGGCCTTGGGGATAAGCTGAAAGGGTTGTTTGACCTCTTTAAAAAAGGTTTTGATGCAGCATTTAGACCAGAAGGTTTAGAGCGTATTAAAGCTGCTTTAGAGCGAATCAAGAAAACTCTTGAAGAAATCGCTACTGACCCAAGAGTTGTAAACGCCTTTGACCGAATGGCTGAGAAAATCGCTTATGCTTTAGGTCAAATAGCTGGTTCGTTAGCTACTATCGGAGTTGGTATTGGTGTACTCCTTACCGAAAGTATTGCAAACGGTCTTGAAAGGCAGAAAGAACGCATTATCAGGGCGCTAGTCGCTTTGTTTGATAATGTTGGTAACATCGCAGAGGCAGCAGGAAACATCGCTCAGGCCTTTTCTAGTTCTTTCTACGATGTCATTACTTCTACTGGTGCAGTTCGTATCGTTAGCGCTATTGTGTCAACTTTATTAAGCTTGGCATCTACCATTGTTGAAGTTGGTAGTGAATTAGCAGGAAGTCTGTTTAAAGGTTTTGAAAAAGTCGTTGTGACAAGCGCTCCTAAAATTTCTTCAATGCTCCAAAGCCTTTTAGACATTGTAGCTCCAATATTTGAAACAATCGAAAGCGTTGTTGATAAGTTTGGCGATGGATTAAGTAGTGTCTACGATGAACACGTAGCCCCTGCTATTGACTCTATTGCCAATGCTTTTAACGGACTAATTGATATCATCCAAATCCTTTGGGAAGGAAGTTGGAAACCTTTTGCTGAGTTCTTGTCTAATACATTTGGTTTAAGTATTGAAGGCGTCGCTGATTTGCTAGGCGGAGCGATTTTATCAGCGCTAAAAATACTGGCTGATACAATTAAACTTGTAGCTGATGGTTTCACTGCTTTTTCTGACTGGTGCAAAGAAAATAAAGAGATTATCTCTGTAATTGCTAGTGTGATTGGTACGCTTGCAACAGTGTGGCAAGGAATTAAGTTCTTGTCTTGGGCTGAACAAGCTGGAGGACTTGCAGGAGTATTCGGATCATTAAGTGGCAAGGTTTCCTTTATTGTTAGCGGAATTAAAAATCTTGGACTAGCTTTGAAAGCTTTGACATTTGATAAATTGGTCAGCTTCGGAGAAACCATCTATTTGAATGCGTTGTATGCGAAAGACTTTGTAGTTAATTCAGGTAAATTGATTGTAGAGTTAGGGAAAACTGCTTTAGAACTTGGTAAATCAGCACTAGCTTGGGGTGTTCATGCGGCACAAATGGGGCTTGCAGCAGCAGCGGAAATCGCTCAATCGGTTGCAGCAGGAGTTGCAGCAGCTGCAACATGGGCGCTCAATGGAGCTATTGCAGTCTTGACCAGTCCGATAACTTTAGTTATCGCAGCAATCGCAGCCTTAATCGCTATTGGTGTCTTGCTCTACCAAAACTGGGACACTGTTGTCGAGTTCGCTAAAACAGCATGGCAAGGGCTATGTGATTTTATCAGTGGTATTTGTCAAGCGATTGGTGAATTTTTCAGCGGTCTATGGACGAAGCTCCAAGAAATCTTTGAGCCAATAGGCCAATGGTTTAGCGAGAAATTCCAGCAAGCATGGGATGCCATTGTAAACATCTTCTCTGGTATCGGAGATTGGTTCTCTGGTGTATTCCAAGGCGCATGGGACGCTATCGTTAATATCTTCACACCAATTGGATCATGGTTCGGAGAACGTTGGGCTGATGTGACTAGTGCTTTGGCTAATATCGGAGCATGGTTTACTGACATGTTCGAAAAAGCATGGACTGGTCTAACCAATATCTTTAGCAAACTAGGTTCTTGGTTTGGCGAGAGATGGAACGATGTCACAAATGCTCTTGCGAATGTATCTTCTTGGTTTGGGAATATGTTTACTAGTGCTTATAATGCAGTTAAGAACGCGTTTAGTTCAATTGGTAGCTTCTTCAGTGGAGTTTGGGATACGGTTAAAAGTATCTTTGTTAACGCTGGTCAAATGGTTGGTAGCGCAGTGGGTGGAGCTTTCAGAAGTGCAGTCAATGCGGTTCTTGGAACTATCGAGAACGTAGTCAATGGTTTTATTGGCATGATTAACGGAGTTTTGGATACTGTCAGAGGTCTTCCAGGATTAGGATGGGTCGGTAGCGTTGGATACGTTAGTCTTCCTCGTCTTGCCCGTGGTGGTATTGTTGATAGTCCGACTGTAGCCATGATTGGTGAAGCGGGTAAAGAAGCAGTCGTACCACTTGAAAATACAGGATTCATCCAAACACTTGGGCGAGTTGTCAGCAGTGCGGTAGTAAATGCCATGGCTGGTGTAAGTCCACAAGGTGGATTTTCTGGCGACGGCGACATCGTTATTCAAATCGGCGGACACGAATTCGGACGTGTGGCTATTCAAGAAATAAATCGAGAACAAGAACGTGCAGGACAAGTCTTGCTTAACATTTAAAGGGAGGTAAAATGGCACGCTTAATTATCAATGGGGTGGCTGTTAAGCCTCCTCAAAAATTTCAAGTCGGTATCCAAGATATTGACGGAGAAACGGGTCGCAATGCGAACGGAGACATGATGCGTGACCGTATCACGACCAAGCGAAAATTAGACTGCGAATGGGGAATGCTGACTCAGGAAGAGATGAGTCAGCTTTTAAATGCTGTATCGCCTGAATTCGTTGAGGTATCGTATCCGGACCCGATAAAAGGGCAAACAACTAAAACGTTTTATGTTGGAGATAGGACGGCTCCGAGTTATTCATTTACTGAGAAGTTCAAGCCGTGGTCTGGCGCAAAATTTAATCTGGTAGAAAGGTAGGTTAGAACATGGATATATTTAGACGTAGAAAATTTGATGAAGCTATGTTTGCTAAGAACCGTACCCTTGCTATCAGAGTCGGTAATTACCAATCCAGTGACATCAAAGAGGCTCATTTTGATTATGGCTATATCAAGGGTGACACTTATAAGCCGGGCGGAACATGTGCAGGTAGCGGTAAAATCACGTTCACAAGTATTATTACTTCGTTCAATAAGTTAGATAAGATTTATCCAGAAATCGGTCTTTTGGTCGATGGTACTTACGAATGGGTCAAAATGGGTGAGTATTTCATCAATGATATTGAGATTGACCGAAATCGTAAAACGACCAAGCTTGATCTTATGGACGGGATGTTCAAGCTTAACCGTGAACATGTAACGGACTTGGCTTATCCAGCTGAAATCAGGCACGTAATCAAAGAGATTTGTCTGAAAACAGGTATCACATTAGCAAATGAATACATGGATATTACATCCATGAATTACAGAATCGAGCAGATTCCCAAAAATAAAAAAATGACATTCAGAGATGTTTTGAGTCTAGCTACTCAGATGCTTGGGATGTCTTGTTTTTTTAATCGAGAAGGAAAACTTGAAATCAAGGACTTGACTGACTCAGGTATCACAATTACAGCAGATAGCTACTTCATGCACGGTTTGACCAAGAGTGAAATTGAGTATCAGATTGCTGGGATAAGTTGTAAGAAAGACAAAGAGACTCTTACAGTCGGATTGCGTACTGGTCGCTCATTGGAATTGGATAATTTATTCATGACTCAATCGATTTTGGATAATCTTTATCACAAAATCAAGGATATTCGATACTATCCATTTAACTTGAACTACCAAGGCCATCTCTTGCTTAATGTGGGAGAATGGGTGACTATCAAGACGAATACTGGTGAGACGTTCAAATCGCCAATATTGAGCCAATCATTCACGTTTAAGGGCGGTTTGCGTGGTCGTATTAGTGCAGACAGTAAAGCTGGTAATGATGCGCAGTATTCATACGCAGGAAGCATAACGAAGAAGATTGTACAATTCAACGAATTTGAAAAACAAATCCAAAACCAAATTGAAGAGGCAGATAAAGGTTTTGACCAGAAGGTCTCAAAAATCAAGAAAGATTTTAATGATCAATTCGAACTCGCCAAAGCCAGAACCGAAGAAGTCAAACGTCAAATCTCAAGCGAAATCGACAAGAAGTTCCAGTCGTTCGATAATGCTTCAATCCAAGAAGCTAGGCGAAAAGCCGAAGAGGCTCTACGAAGTGCTGGTGCAAGTAACTCACTCGCTGAAGAAGCGAAACGAATTAGTGAGCGAGCAAGAGCAGACATTACTAATCTACAAGCATCATCTCAAAATGCTCTCAGCCAGATTGAGTCGTTCAAGACTCAATACGGCACGAAGCTAAACGAGGTTAAAAGCACTGCAGACGGTCTATTTTCTAAAATGGGCGCTGTTGAGACCTACATCAGCAAAGACGGTCAGCGACAAGAGAGTTTGCAACATTATGCACGAGATGAGAGCGCTCGTCAAGTCAGCGCAGTTCGTGAACAGATATCCAGAGACTATGTTGGTAAATCAACTTATCAAGAGGATGTGAGAGGTCTTGAACGTCGGTTTAGTGCGATAAGCACGCAGACTAACAATGATATTGCTACCAAAATAGCTCAATACAAGCAAACAGTTGATAGTCGATTTGCAAGCATTACATCGCAGATTGCTAACAAGGCAAATCAGACAGACTTCCAGCGAGTTCAAGAAACAAGTCGGCTATACGAGCGCATCATCGGTAGCAACGAGAATGACATTTCGAATAAGGTTGCTCGCATGGCTCTGACGAATCAGCTATTTCAAGTGGAAGTCGCTAAAAACCTTGGAAGTGATAATAACTTAATCGTCCGCTCGAAGTCAATGGACAGACATACGCTAGTCAATGAAGGCAATACTAAGAGAGTATTTGTGAATAACGGTATATTTACCATTAGATGCACTGGTAATTCAGGGTATACATTCGCAGGATTCACACTACCACTCTACATCGATAGAATGCCTAGAGGTGAGACCTATACTCTTAATTTTAAGTATCGTATTATGGGGCGATTAGACCATAATTTCGCGGTTGCTGCTAAAAATCACCAAGCAAATGATGCAATTTTTGCTTCAGATGTAGCCACAAGCTCAACTGCAGTTTCAAGCAGTTGGCAAGAGTTCAACGAAACGTACACTATCAGCAGAGATTTTGAATTTGGGAATAGCGAACTTTATCCACTTTATTTCTACTTAGCTCAAAATGGCTGGGTTGAAATTAAAGAGATTATGCTCGTTCGTGCGTCTCAAACAAATGGCTATAAAGCTAGTCAACTAGATGATATGTCTGAAGCAGTTCGCACGGTTCAAACTCAACTGGATGGTTCGTGGGCTGTTCAGAACATCAACTCAGCTGGAGATATCATCTCTGGTATCAATCTTGGAGCAAATGGGCACAATCGTATTACTGGTAAGTTGACCCACATAACTGGTGAGACTCTGATTGATAATGCAGTCATCAAGTCTGCTATGGTTGATAAGCTGAAGACAGCTAATTTTGAAGCAGGTTCAGTGACTACTACGGTATTAGGCGCTGAAGCAGTGACTGCTGACAAAGTGAGAATGGACCAAGCATTTGCTAACAAGCTAGTAGCAAGTAATATCTTCACTGATACTCTTGCGGCTAAACAGGCCTTTATCAACAAGCTTCGGTCAGTTGTAGTGTCTGCGACCTTGCTTGAGGGTTACAAGGGTCGAATCGGTGGATTCCAAATTGGTACGCACGATAAGGATCCTTCTGCTTACTGGTTGACTGGGACGAATCAATTCGCTGTCGGGATGAGTAATGGCTCTGGACGATGGTACCAGACTGCTCTTTGGGTCAACTGGGGGAAAAATTGGGATAATCCTGGAAACAATGCTTGGTTTGTAAAAAATAACGGTGAAATGAACTGTTATAATACCGCACATTTCTGGAATACTCCGGTTGTGAATGGAAATCTTCGAGTTACCGGCCGAATTTTTTATGACAGTCGTTCTTCAGGTGGTAAGTTTGGGTATTGGGTAAGCTCGTCTAGATATACATCTATCGAAGCGCACAACAGCTATCTCTATCTCTATCCTGACAGCGGGAAATACGACTGGATTCAGATGAATAAAGAAATCTCAGACCGTCGATATAAGCACAATATCGAAGATAGTACAGTCTCAGGCCTTGATATTATCAACAACTTGAAAACCTACAGTTATCGTAAAGAGTACGACGGTAAAACCACAGATATCTCATGCGGTATCATGGCCCAGGATGTTCAGAAGTATATCCCAGAAGCTTTCTACGAAAATCCAGACGGCGCATACTCATATCGCACATTTGAACTCGTGCCTTATCTTATCAAGGCAATTCAGGAACTCAATCAGAAATTGGAGGAAATAGCATGAATGAAGCAATCAATCAGCTAGTGTTGCAATCACTAGCTACTAAATTGGCTAAAAGTGAATTGGAATCAGCTCAAAATGAGGCGTTTTACCAACTCGCAACAAGTGAATTAAAAGCAATGAACGAGGTGCTGGAACACGACCCGGCTCTCAAAGAACTTTTCGAAGAAACAAAAGCAAAAATGCAAAAAGGAGAATAAAAAATGACACAAACATACGAATTAGCAAATGCCCCTTATTTCCGTCAACCTGAGAACGTAACGATTGTTACAATCAAAAAAGAACATGGCCAACGCTATAGCTACGAGCAAGCTGGCTTGTCTGGTGACCGTACGCATGAAAGTCAAGAAGTGCTTATCCAGGCTGTTCTTGATATGATTAAGGCTGAACTTGACCCAGCGAGCGCTATCGTTCAGACACAAGCGAAATTGGAAGAAGCGACTCATGAACTTGCTGAAACTAAAGCTAAACAAACTGCTACTGATGAAGCAGTTAAACATAACCAAGAAGAAACCGACCGTTATGGAAAGATTATCCATGCGGTCGTTTTAAATGCCGTAGCAGGTAAGACAATCGCTTATGGAACCAACTACAAGGAATTGGTTGAACTCATTCCACTTGCAGAAGTTGGTAAGCATTACATGGCACATGACTTAATCACGATTGAAGACCCTAACCATGCGGAAGTTAACGGTGAAGGTAAGCGTGTCTTGGTTCAGCTTAACCGTGAATTTACTTACAATGGCGAACCAGTCAGCGACTTTGCTCGCAATGGTCGTCTTGAACTTGACGGAACAGGCGCAGCATGGAAGTTTGAACCTAAGGAATAGAGGTGGCTATGGACATCTTACAATCAACAGAACATTTCTTTATGAACGTGCTACCAGTAGCCACACCAATCGTCGTGGCTTGGCTTGGCTATAAAATGCCGAAGAAGACTAAAGAACAGACAGACCAAATCATTTCAGAATTGAATGATGTCAAGAAACAAATCAAAGATGTCCAGGTTACTGCCGATGAGAACAATTTCAAAATTGACGAAGTACAGGAGAAATTGAAGTTACACGACGAGGCGCACCTAGTAACCATGAGGATGCGTCTTGATCGTGATATTCGAAGGGCTATCCGTCGTGGATTTACCACAAAGGACGAGTTCTATGTGGTCGAAAATATGCACAAAAGCTATAAAGCTCTTGGAGGTAATGGCTACATTGACCACTTGTACAACAATTTTGAATCATTGCAGATTAGGGACGACATCTTAGTTGAAGACGAGAAAGGGGCAAAGAATGGCTTATGTTCTTAATTCAACCAATCTAGAACAAGTGGACGGTGGATTTTTAGTTAAGCAGGGCGATGTGTCTTCCACATTTGCCTTTTCTTTACTTGATGAAAATCATGAGCCGATTCCACATCTTGAAGGACAAGAGGCATCTATCACGTTGACGAGAGGCCAGGAACAACTACGCAAGACGGCAGTCGTGACAAATGGTGCAGTTTCCTTTAATTTGGGCATGGTTTTACCTGCTGGCTTATATCGAATCGAGGTAGCAGTGGGAGGATATACATTCCCAAGCGACGACTCGACTCAAATTAGAATCACAAAATCGGATAAGAATCTGGTCACAGAAGAAATCCACTCTCTAAAAGAGTTGGATGTCGCTGAAGAAATTAAAAAGCAGCTTGCAGGAAAGACTGTAGGTAGCGATGGCATAGTGAGTCAGGAGTTTCCTGACCTACTCTTTTATTACAACTTAGGAAAGGTCTAGGAATATGGACACAACAAAATTAACGGCATTCGCACAAGCGGTTGGTGTTGACATCAAGGAATTGAAACAACTGCTCAATGGGAAGATTGATAATGCGACAGTTACACAACTGATTGAGCAGGCTAAAACTGCAGTCAAAAATGATATTTTGGGCGAGGGTGTATCTGAGGATTTGAACACCCTCAAGGAAATTGCTGAGAAAATCTCTAGCATGAGTGGCGATACTGAAGGCGCAGTCGTGCAAAAACTAGCTGACCTTGGCCGTCGTATCGACGAATTTGCAAACCTTGACCTGGTTGCAACATATAACGCAGCGAAAGCGTGAGTGCCATGAGCAATTTAGATGAATTTGCTCAAGCAGTTGGCCGTGATGTGAAGCGATTCGAAACGGATTACACAAGCAAAGCAGAGCTTGAAGCGAAAGATTACATTGAGGGGAAAACAGAATACCAAATTTTGAAGTACCAAGTGGAATCTTTAGTAAAGCAAACGCAGACTTTACAGGAGCAGCTGGTTCTTATTAAACCTGCACCGAAAAGGGCGCCGATGGCTCATACGTTGGATAGATCAAGTGTTCCATGGACAATCTGGTTTGATAACGGATGTGGCTTACAACTGCCATCGTATGCAGAAACAGCTACAATCTATGGTTACGGTCAAAGTATTGATTTACAACATAAGGAATGGGATGCGTTCCCACTTGTCGGGAATATCATTTCATTGTCAAGAGGGACATTGACATTAGATAATGTAAAGAATACAGTAAACGCAATATATTGGGCAGAGGATACAACTGTCTTAAATCCTATCAAAAACAAAGATGATTACACCTGGATAACTGCCCGCTGTGGCGAAAAAGGCAGTAAGCATCAATGGGCGTGGGAACGTGAAGCAAACATTGTTCGAGTTATGTATCAATTGGGCATTTGGGACGCTAAAACCGTTGAAAGCTTAGGCGCAGTAAGGCGCTAGAAAGGAAAACATATGACACAATTTAATGAATTTATCATCGCTTTTGCGACAGGCTTTTTAGCAGTGGCAACAGGCAGCATCGTAAAGGCAGTAAAAGACTATCTTTTACGAAAAGGTGGAGAAAAAGCGGTAAAAATCGCTGAAATCTTAGCTAAGAACGCAGTCAATGCCGTTGAGCAGGTAGCAGCTGAAACAGGCTACAAAGGTGATGAAAAACTGGAGCAAGCCCGTGATAAAGTCCGAGCTGAGCTGACCAAATATAACATTAGCATGACTGACAAGGACCTCGATACATTTGTCGAGTCAGCAGTGAAGCAGATGAACGACGCTTGGAAAGGAGACGATGCTAATGTCTAAAAAACAAGATATGATTAACGACCTCATTGCTCATGCGGATGCTGGGACTGGGGTTGACTATGATAAGATGTACGGCTATCAATGTGCTGATGTGACGTGCTACGGAATCTACGAGTATTTCGGTACTCATCTGTGGGGAAATGCGATTGATTTACTACGGTCCGCAGAATCAGCAGGCTTACAAGTCGTCTATGGCGCTCAATATCCAAAAGCTGGCTGGTTCTTCGTTAAGAACTTCGTGGCAGGCGATGGAGTGAATTATGGCCATACTGGTCTTGTATATGAGGATTCAGACGGCTCTACCATCAAGACAATCGAGCAGAATATTGACGGGAACGCTGATTTCTTGGAAGTCGGTGGTCCTTGTCGTTACAACGAGCGCTCTGTTGATTCGATTGTGGGGTATATCGTGCCGCCTGAAGAAGACGAATCAGGTTGGAAGCATGATGGTACAGGCTGGTGGTGGCGTCGCAAAGACGGCTCATATCCAACCGCTAAATTTGAAGCAGTTGATGGAAATTGGTTCTACTTCAACGAAAACGGCTATATGTATGCGAATCAATGGCTACATCATACAGATGGTAAGTGGTACTGGTTTGACAAAGATGGCTACATGGCCAATAGTGGTTGGAAGAAGATCAATGGCAAATGGTACTATTTCAATGCAGACGGTGCCATGCAGACTGGATGGGTTAAATATTACGAGAAATGGTATTACCTCAATTCAGAGAATGGTGACATGGCATCGAACACTTTCGTACCATACAACGGTGGCTATTACCTCATACTTGAAGATGGACGCTTGGCTGACAAGGAAGCGTTCGCTATTGAGCCAGACGGCTTAATTACTACTAAATAATCTTGAAAATAAATAGAAAGGAAACTTTCTAAATTGTTCTTTCACCGCAGGCTCAGGCTTGCGGTTTTTTTGTTTGTCTAAAAAAGGTTGGATTTAAAATCCAAGCTATTTATTTGAAAGTAGTTTCAGAATTAAAAAAAGTAATGATTTTTTCACTACTTTTTTTATTTTTTTACGAATAGATAAGTAAGGAGGATAAATAAATGAAAATCTTAAATATTGAACTAACAAGCATTGATAAAACTGACTTAGGTTTCGAGCATTGGATAGCTGTAACTTACCAGGTGCCGATTTTGAAAAATGAGTACACGGTCAAGCTGTTGCTGCTCATGGAATGCAAGATAGAGGACCAGGAAGTGATTGAGTATCTGGTCATCACTTGGAAGTATCGTGATTTGGTACTGCATTCGGTGCAGATGTATGAGATGGAAAGAGAAGGTGCAGGACTGTGAAAATAAATTTTCATGTATTTTACTCTAACTTATCTTGATTATTTTGACTAAATAACAGAAACACGCTAGACCCTTTAAAAATCTAGCGTTATCGACATGCCGTCTTTTGTAACAATAATTTCTTTTATGATATTTTTGACAATTTTTGAAGCATCTTCGTAGCTTAATTTTTCAACATCGAAGTCCTTTAGTAGCCGTGTTAGCTTTCTCTTTCGGATGCTCAGAACATTCGATTTTTGATTTTCAAGCTGTTCTTCCAGGAACTGCCTTTCCGTCTTAATTTTAGCATTCTTCTCATCCAGCTCTTTCCGAGTGATGATTTCATCCAGATACAATTCTGTTAGTTTTGAGACTTGCTTATTTATCCGTTCGAGTTGTTTCTTTATCTCCTCGACCTTGATAGTCTCTTCTTTCTTAGCGAGTGTCTCATTTTTATATTTTGGATCAAATTTAATTCTTTCAAGTTCCTTGATTACATCCCTTTCAAGTTCCTCTTTAGAATACCACCCTGATTCGCATCTTTTTTCTAAATCTTTGCTGTGTCGATTTCTGCATTGGTATTTATGATGAGAGATTCCATTCTTGTCTTTTCTTGTACATCTCAGACCAAGTGATGCACCACAATATCCACATTTCATCAATCCTGATAGCATATATTTTGCTCTAAAAGGTCTCGGATTATTGTATTTTTCAAACGCTGAAATCTGTCTTTTCTCGACTTCTAACTGCACTAAATCGAATAACTCTTGGCTGATTATAGCTTCATGTTGCCCCTCGTACACGTTCCCTTTATATTTAGATTTCCCAAGATATGTTTCGTTTTTGAGTAAGTATTTGGTGATAGTTTCGCCCCAAGGCCGTTTTCTTCCAACGTGGCCTTCAGCATTCAAGTCTCTGATAATCTTGACTACTGACTTACCGTTCAAGTATTCTGTGAATATACGGTTGACAATGAGAGCTTGAGTTGGGTTGACTGATAAGATACCAGTTTCTTTTGAGTAATCATAGCCAAACGGAATCGTAGTCCAAGACATAGATTTCCCGTTCTTTGCCCGACCTTCTTTTCCCAACATCATGCGTTCCTTGATTTGCTCGCGTTCAAGTTGGGCAAATACCGAAAGCATACCAATTGAAGCTTTGCCGAAAGGGGTAGAAGTGTCAAAGTTCTCTTGCAAGCTGATAAACGCTACGTCGTTTTTAGCAAACACATCCTCAATCAGAAACAGAGTATCTTTTTGACTACGACTTAGACGATCTAACTTATAGACAAGTACGATATCAATTTTCTTACGTTTGGCATCTGAAATCAAACGCTCCAATTCAGGTCTTTGGGTATTTGCTCCAGAGAAGCCACCGTCGATATAAGTATCGTAGATTTTCCAGTCTTTGATTTCGCAGTAGGCTTCCAGTTTAGCTTTCTGTTCATCGATTGAGTAACCTTCCTCAGCCTGAGATGAAGTCGAAACTCTGACATAGATTGCTACTTTATTTTGCATTGATTTTTACCTCATTTCTTGATAAAATGGGTATAAGAAAAAGAGCTTTTTAATGCTTTTTTTCTTACCACTAGCCTCACGCTCTCGGTCTGCAAACTTCTGAGCGTGGGGCTTTTTTGAGTTGTTTCCAAAATGGAAATAGTTGATTTTTACTATTGTTCGTTGTAAAATAGTGATGAAAGGTGGTGCGATAATATGTTTTCTTTTTTTACTCACATCAATCAACAGCGTCAAAAGATGGAGCAATCTAAAAAAGAAATGGAATTGCGCCACAATGAATTTGCTGATAGAGTCCGCATGGATATTAAAACAGGCGAGGAAGAACTCGATTTAAAAAGAGAGTGTTTTAATCAGCGCTACGGGCATCTATTTAGTCCTCGAAATAAATAGCAATAGGTGTATCGTAGCTATGGTTTATTAATTTTCTTAAACAAAACTTTTTATTTGTTATTATGATGAAGATAGTGTATAATTAATTTAAGAGTTAATGACTCTTTGGGGTTCGTAAGTGTGCGGACGGAACACTCGCTTTTGGCGGGTGTTTTTTTTGATTTTTAAGGGAATTGTTTAATACCTATTCCGTGATAATTTGGGAAACCAGATAATTTTTCTTCTAAAGTACTAAAGGCTAAATCTTGTGTTCCGTCTTTGCCGTACTTGAAAATAGGGTAGCAGTAAAGATCTGCTAATTCTAAAATCCAATGGGATTTTAAATTATTCGATTGTTTGTCCCATTTACCGTTAAAGTACACTCCTTTTATAAAAGAAAATTTTTCTTTTTTTACATACGGTGTGCCATAATCAAGTAGTTTTACAATGTGGTTTAATAATTTTTTATCTTCTTTTTTTCCTCTAGATTCTAAAACGATTACAGCGTCTTGATTTCTCGTTTCAAACGAAATACGCTCCAAGATAAAAGTTAGTGATAATTCATAAGGATCGTATGGAGTATTATATTGTCTAACCAAACTCAACTTATTTATGTGGGATGAGAATAATTTGATATTTATGTTTCTGAGGACATCCGATAAATCGTCTACAAAAAGACGGTGGGTTGCTTTATCTTGAAAATTAAACGCATTTTTTCGTCTTCTAATTTCCGTAGAATGAAAACATACTCGTCTTGTTTCGTTGTTATAGTTAGCATAAGCATTATTCCAATATTTATTTTTTAAATCCATTATCATGTCTCTAGTTTCATTGAAAATACTTGTTGACAAGAGACAAGCAGTGACATTGAAGTGAACATTGTGTGGATCATAGTTTGTTGATGAAGGGGAGATAAAGCGTTGAGCGTAGCTTAAGTCGGGAGTACCGCTCTCATCAATTGCTATTATCCATGGGATGTCAGTGCTAATATGTGTAATATTTCTTGGTCTGTTTCTCCAATTTGCCATTATTTAGTTTTCCTCTCTATTTTTACTTCTCTCTATACACACTGACAACTTCCCCAATAGTTCGGATGTCGTCTTCTTCTGTTAGGTGGATTTCTTCATAGCTATTGTTGAGGCTTTGCAAGTACCAACCGCCGTTATAGTCACGTTTCAGCTTTTTAACAAAGTTCTTACCGTTGATTTGGAAGATACCGATGTCGTTGATATCTACTTGATTTTTGACCTTGATAAAGAGCAGGTCGTTATCTTCAATCATTGGTTCCATAGAGTCGCCAGCCACTTTTGCGATGGTGTCGTAGTCTTCAGGGACATCTTCGGCACGCAGTTTCACTTCCATGTGGAGGTTGTCTTCTTGGAAAGTTCCATGACCTGCAGCAACCAAGCCTTCTACGTAGTCGGTAATATAGTCTTCATCGTTTTTGGTCTTATCAAAGATTGAGATAATCTTAGAGCTGTTTTGTTCTTCTAATTGTTCTTTGGCATAGTCAAGGACTTTTTCTTGTTTCGGTTCTTCAAGCTGGTTGTAGATGGTTAGGATTTCAAGGTGTTCGTTTTGTGTAGTAATCTTTCCAAGTTTATTGTCTGATAGCCCTAAAAGATAGTCAGAAGTGACGTTAAAAATTTCTGCTAATTTCTTTAGGTCTTTACCTTTAGGAAAATTCTCGTTTTTCTCCCATTTCGAAACAGTAGTATAGGTTTTCATACCAAGAATTTCTGAAAGTTCAGTCTGTGTCATATTACGACTTTCTCTCAATTTTCTTATTCGGTCTCCCAATTGTTCCATAGGATGTCTCCTTTTTTGATTTTGATAAGTAAATTATATCAGAATCATGATTATAAATCAAGTATATAAGAAAAAAGTTTTAAATAAAATACGAAAATAACGTTTTTTTCAAAAAAAGAGAAAATAAATCACATAAAATACTTGACACAAGATTTAAAATCATATAAAATATAATCATCATCAAGAAAGGAGTGATTCACATATGGTCTCTATCGCAGAATTAAGAGCCAGACACAATAAGATGTCACAGCGTGAACTAGCAAAAAAATTAGGCGTTACTCAAACATCTATTAGTAACTGGGAAAAAGACCAGACTAAGATTTCAGGCGAGTATCTTATTAGTCTAGCTTTATTTTTTAATGTGTCTACTGATGATATTCTTGGAATAAATAATCAAGTCACATAAAAAATTTTCAACAATATATGATTTAAAATCATATAGGAAAGGAGGATAGAATGAATGAACTAGAAAAAACAGCCCTCAATGAAGTATTGAGGACGGTTAGACTTATAAATGAAAAAGTTGCTGAGATTGGTGAACTGCAAAGTCAACAAGAGCTAGCTATTTCTTATCTTCGGGGAATAATGGACGGTTGTGAGTCTGATTGATTATCTCTTGAACTCGTTGCGTAATTGACTGATGGTCACCTATTGTTGGCTTTGCATTAAAATCATACGTGTGTACGAGAGAAGAATAAGACTGTTGATTTTCTAACAGACTTAATATCTTGTTTAGCTTTTTGGTTAATTTATCATCAAGCTCATCTAATGTAACTCTTTTATCAATACGATTTTCGGGCATTTCGAAGTTTTCAAAGCTTTTCATTTTAGCCTTCAATTCTCTTTTGGATTGCTCGATTTTTCCAACAGAAAGGTTATAGAAAACAGTTCTTTGGGATATAACATCAAAAGGGAGTCTATTACCTGCTTGTATGATAGGAACTAAGGGGAGTTCTAAAGCTTGTCGAAATCCTAATTCATAAAATGCATTTGGATTGTGTCCTGTCATATCTGCTACAACCATAGGGGCAGTCTTGAGGTGGTTAATAATAGTTTCATTTATATTATCAACTGCATCTACTTGGTCAACTCGTATTGGTTTATATCCTAATTCCTCACAGACTGGGGCTATCAGGTAAGAAAAAACCTCATCTGCTCTATCTCTAGTCTCTGTTCCAGATTCACCGATAGCAGTTACAATAAAACAAATTTTTTCAGTCATATTTCTCTCCAATCGTTTTATTTTCATTATACCAAATTTAGAAAGGAATTAGAGAGTGAATGAAATATCTTTATCAAACAATCTTAGTCAGATTGAACTAGAAATCAATCATCACAAACAAATTGCAGGTCAGTCAATTTGGGAAATTGGCAGACGACTGAAACATGTCAAAGAACGTAATCTTACCCACGGTCAATTTGGAAGTTGGGTAGAGAGTATAGGAATTGCTAGAACAGAAGCAAGTAGATTTATAAAAATAGCTGAAGAGATTCCAAATTTGGGCACGTACACAAATTTGGGGACAAAGGCTCTTTATCTCATCGCAACCCTACCAGCAGAGGAGAAACAAGCTCAAATTAACAGGATTGAGCAAGGAGATAACCCAACGGTCAGAGAATTGCAAGATTTGAAGTTAAAATTTTCTGCAGCTAAAAGAAAAATAATGGAACTGCAAAATGGACAAGAACCGACTAAGGAAATCGTGAAAGAAGTCCCTGTTATGCCAGCAGACTACCAAGAAGCTCTCCAGAATCGTCAAAAACTAGAAGAGCGTGCTAAGTCAGCAGAGGAAAGGAATGCCTTTCTTGAAGCGCAATTAAAAGACCTGTACGCTCAACGTGCAGAAGTGGATGAAAAATCAAACAAGTACGATGAATTGACAAAAGCCATCCAGCAATCCCAAGGGCAGTTGGACGACTACCAGAAAAAAATCGCTTCCTACAAGAATATCCTTAGCCTTATCCAGAAAGGGAATGATTTTCTTGCCAATATGGGCGGTCTCATTTACGCAGATGAAGAAAAAGTCCTGCATACGGATGGTGTTGCTGGTCAGGAGTTCGATAGTTTCGTTAATCGAGGCATACGATTCTTTACGGATTTACAAAAAATCAGAAATAAAGACAATCAAATCTTGGAAGGAGAAATTTTATGACGCATGAAGTAGTTAAAAGTCAACCAAGCGAACTGACTCAAGAAGATATCTTGATTCAGGTTCTACAAACTCAAAAAGAATTAAAGCAAAATCAGGAAGTTTTAGCAGGGGATGTTGATTATCTAAAAAATGAGCAACCTGTCAACCCATCAATTTGTTTAGAGCTTGAAAATTTAAGAAAAGTGAAAGTCATCAAGGCTCTTGGCGGTAAGGATAGCCAAGCTTATAAAGATCGTTCTTTTGCTGGCAAGGTATTTCGTCAGGCTGCTAAAGACTTTAAAGAGTTCTTTAGGATTCCACGGTATGACCTACTGAAGAAAAAAGACGAAGAGAAGGCTTTTACTTATTGGGAATCATGGGAGCCATCACATAATACCAAGATGGAAATCAAGACCATGAATGGGTAAATGATAAGCAACTTAGAAGGGAGTAACCATGAACGAACTAGACGAAATTAAATTACTAAATCCAGTCACATTGCTTCAGAAATCGATTTTTAGACAAACTGAATACTTGTCAGACCAGTTAACAAAAAAGCTTCATCATTTAGAGGACTATAACAGTCCAATAGATGACGAAGCGCTGAAATTGGCGGCAGTGACAGCGGATTTCTATAAGTTACTAATCCAATCTCCGAGTATTGGAGCAGCCGTCAAGGAGATTGTGAGCGAGGGACATAAGTGTTAGCGCAGTGATAGCATCGTTTAAATCGTTAGGATTATAAAGTTTTAGACTATGAGCATTGGTATTTCGGTATAACTGTGCTATAGATAAAAGTAGGTGCTTTAAACCTTGATAAGCGCTTAGTTCTTCATCAGATTGTAATTTATTGCCATTTATGACAATAACGGGATTGTTCTTTTTGAAGCATTCTTCGATAAGTTTTCCAGAGTCTAATGTAGAGCCTGTCATTTCTCTTATGCGATGAAATATACCTTTACTTGCTTCTAAAATCGCATGAAAGTAATTTTCTTCAAGAAGCTCTTCCGTACAGTATTTCGATACAAGCGGATGTACATCAATATTTTTTAGTTTTTCTTCAAGAGATTGTAAACGGACTTGAGCATCCTTGAATGTTTTTACTTTCTCTGTCTTTTGAACTTTTCCAGAGTCATTGAGCTCAAAACCTTTAAAAATTAGAATTTTATTGATATTTTTCTTGAGCATTTCCCAACTTTTTGGATTATCAATATATTTACTCGGAACACAAACATATTCAATTGAATCAAAAACTGGACGTAAACTTCTTTGATAAGCACAGGCATTAATTAAGATTGCGCTTAACCTACGCCATTTAGTGTATGTTACATCTCCTATAGGTAAACCAAAAGTAGTTAACATGGTGGTGATTTGACTACCTGTTATTTCATTACATAGAACCTGACAAATCAATTCAATATCTTGACTTTTTAACGATGACATAATTACTCTCCAATCGTTTTTATTTTGATTATACCACATTTAAAAATGAGTAAGATGAATGTGCAAGCAAGGTTACAGAAAGGAACTTAAATATGAGGTATGCAGTATATTGTTAGGAATATCCATGAAAACTATACGCAGATGAACAATCATTCTGCTAAAAATAACGAGCTTAGCCTACAAGCTAAAGGTTTATTATGGGTGTTGATGTCAAACAAAGAAACTTGGAAACCCTACATAGATGAAATTTCTAAACGTTCTAAAAATGGTCGTGACGCTCATAGGACAGCTTATGATGAACTCAAAGACGCAGGTTATATCCGTATCTACAATAAAAGTTTTGGACGTGGCAAAGGTATCCACCGAGAACCGCTAATTATGGATATACCTATTACTGACACCTATTTTGAATACTGGAAGGGGTTAGTTGATAAAGAGTTATCCACGGTTTCCACAGAAAATGAAGAAGTTTGATTTTACAACTTACTGACTTTTCGTAGGTTGAAAAGTTCAAAAGTTGAAGAAATCGTAGGTTGAAAAGTTCAAAAGTTGAAGAAATCGTAGGTTGAAAAGTTCAAAAGTTGAAGAATCCGACACTAATAATAACTAATAAATAATAATAACTAACTTAATAATAATCTAAGCCTTACGGCACTAACTTAGTAATAATTACTAACTTTACAACAAACTACTACTTATCTAAATAAAAGAGAGGGTAGAAAAATAAATACAAAGGAGAGACGAAATGAGACCAAGACGATATCCGTATAGTTTCAAACCAAATCTGATGAACATTTTAGATAGTCGCTTCTATACACGGCTAATTGTTGAAACAGAGGATGGAGCGAAAAAAATAGCAGAAGTCACACTAGATGATGTAACCGCTGCTACAGGATATGTTGTAAGGCTAAGACCAAATTATGACTAGCCTTTAGGAGGGAGGAATGAAATGATTCACCATTATATTACAAAGTATAAAGAAAATGGGCGATGCTATGCAGAAGCATGGTTTCAAATTGATATTTTCGGAAAAAGTTTTTGCTTATCAAAAAAACGCATCTGTTTAGATGCGTAGAGTGATTAGATTATTGTTTAATCCAACCATTACCTGGTTTTTGAGTTGGTGGTAATCTGTCGCCTTTATCGATATGAACGACACGACCACCAGGCACATTACCGCCACGAGGACCTTTTTCGACATAAGTTCCTGCAGGCTGATTGTCTGTTCCAGGTTTTATTGGAGTATTTGCCATACTATCTTCTCCTTTCCGTTGGAATTTTGACTAAAACGTGAGAGGTCTTAGTCAAGATATATTATAACTCAAACATTTTTGTTTGTCAACATATTGTATAAGAAGGGATGTAACGTGCTTGGAAAACACAACATATGGTATTTAAAATGTGGGACAAAATTGAACAACAATTAAAATCAAAAGACTGGTCAATGTATCGTCTGGCTAAAGAATCGGGTGTCCATCCATCCAATTTTTCAAACCTCAAGGCTGGAAGATTGAAAGAAATGTCATGGACGAACATGTGCAAAATCGCTGATGCACTGGAAATCAGCTTGGATGAATTAAGATAAAACAAAAAAGCACCTGACGGCAATCAGGCGCATACTAAAATATTCAACATGATTATAACACGAAAGGGACAGAAATGGAAGTGACAGTGTATGCTTACGGTCGTAAGCTAGAACCAGACGAAGAAATTATTATTCCAGCAAATCATCGTTTCTATGATATCTGGAACGGGATTGCAAATGAAATTCTCGATAAAGAGGAGGGCGTAGCTTAATGAAATTACTTACTAGGTTAAAAATCAGACTTGAATGGGTTGTTAAATCAGTCAACCTTGACTGGAGAGAGGTAGCGGTCGAACTCATGACAGAACTATTTGAGGAGCGCAAGCGTCGCTTTGCTTTCGAGCAAGAAAACTATGACTTGAAGCAGGAGCTTGCTGCCTACAAGTACAAAGAACAAATCGAAAAAGGAGAACAATATGCTTAAAGCAATTCGTACAATCAAAAAAATCAAACAACTTCAGAAAGAAATGCACGATTTCAGCCTTGCGTTTCTAGCTCTACAAGATATGGGCTTGATGCCAGAGACTGAAAGAAGCAAGGCGAAGGCTCAAACAATGCACGATGTAAGCCACATGATCAAGGATATTCTAGAAGGTAAGTAAGTAGATGAAGCGATGGAACGATTAGAAATCACAGTTGAAGCCAAAGAAATTGAAAAAGTGGAGCAGGAAGATGACCAGAATTGAACTTGAAAACCGTGTGTGGCTTTTGGCCAATCATGAAGAAAAAAACGAATTGCTGGATCTTGGGCTAACATCCAAGGCCAGATATGTGAAGCGAGTGCTTGAACTTGGAAAGGTGTATGCTCATGTTTGATTATGACAGAGATATAATGCAGCCTCCTGAGCCACGAGAAGAACTTGACCCTAGAGAGTATGTGGATATCGGATGCGGTCGGCGTCGATATGTGGGTGATGAAGTATGATTGAAGAATTACACGCAGAAATCGACAATTGGCGGTCTGACTATATCCATCTTGGCCGAGAACTTGGGAAAATCATCAACGAACAACAAGACATAATTTTGAAATTGCAAAACAAAAACAGACGCTTGAAGCGTGAAAATTGGAATCTGAAGAAAACGAAAGGTAGAAGAAAATGACGATTGAATTGACACAGAAGCAAGTTACATCAAATGTTGCAACACGAATCGAAGCAATGAAGGGCGAAGGACTCCTGATCGCACCGAATTATAGCGTTAGCAATGCGCTGAGTTCAGCATATTATGCTCTAAAAAACTCCAACAGTGGAAATTTGCTCCAACAATGCACTCAAGACAGCGTTTATAACGCATTATTAGAAATGGTAACCCAAGGACTAAGCCCGGCTAAAAAGCAATGTTACTTTATCAAATATGGCTCTGACGTCCAATTGAGAATGTCTTATTTTGGGACCATTAAAGTTACTAAAGATTTGCAAGAGGTGAAAGACGTTACTGCTAATGTTGTCTACGAAGGGGATACGCTAGAGGTATCAGTTGAAAACGGGCGTAAGAAGTTAGTCAAACATGAGACAGATTGGCAGAACGCAGATAATCCAATAATTGCTGCTTATTGCATCATCACTCGAACTGATGGAGAAGAGTTCTTTGAAGTCATGACTAAAAAACAAATTGACAAGTCATGGTCTAAGGCGAAAACGAAAAATGTCCAAATCGACTTCCCTGACCAGATGGCCATGCGTACGGTTATCAACCGAGCTGCCAAAATGTTTATCAACACAAGCAATGACAGCGACTTGTTCGCTGGAGCAATCAATAACACAATTGCTGACGAGTACGACAATGATCGTCAAATGAAAGAAGCTGAACCAGTGAGAGAAGAGGCTGAAACATTAGATAGTATCCTTGGAGCTTCTGAAGAAGTGACTGAAGAACCAAAAAAAGAGGTTATCAACCAGGAGTTGACAACCACAGATACAAAATACCCAGCAGATGAGATCCCAAATTTTGATCAAGAAACGGGCGAAGTAATCGACCAAGAGCCAGAAACCGGCCAAATGGACATGCTAGAAGGGGAGGATTTCTAGAATGACTGAAGAATTGAAAGATGTAACAGATAGCCTAGAACTCGTTCCAGTGACGGATTTAGAAGTCGGATTTGTCCTGAAAGCGGCTGAAATCGAAATCCAAGGAAAAGAGGTTTTGGAACAAGCTTTAGCAGCATATCAAAAGAAATACGCTGGCTATATCGTGACAGAAGAGACTTTGTCAGACGATACCAAGGTTAAAGATGAATTGGGACGAGTGCAACGCCAAATTGAGCAAGAACTCAAAAACCAACTAAAAGACTACTCTAGTCCGCTGGACGAAGTGAAAGCATGGGTTAATACTGTCCTAGACCCTATCAAAACTTTGCAGACGAACATCAAAGATCAGATTAAAGAATTTGAAGAGAGAGCGACAGAAGCTCGCAAGGAAACAGTCAGAGAAGCTTTTGAATCTGCAATCGCAGATAGCGGAGTTGATCTCGATATCAAGCTGTTTGCTATTTACTTTGACGATTTTAGCAAGAAAAAGTGTTTCATGGCTGACAATGTGCGAATCAATCAAGCGACCTCTAAAATGATCGCTGATTTGGTCGCAGAAGAAGCAGAAAAGAAACAACAACGTGAAGCTGGACTTATCCAGATAACAGAAGCAGCTGCCAAGGCCGGCTTTGGCCCAGTTGTCTATATCCGACTTTATGAAGGAGGCGCCAAGCTGGAGGATATCCTGCAGGCCATTTTAGACGATAAAGACCTAGCTGATAAAACCAAGGCGAAGGAAGAGCTTAAAAAGCGTATCGAGGAAATGACAGCCATTGCAGAAGATAATGATCTAGCTCCTCAAAAATACGCTGACATGCTCAAGGAAGGCAAGTCCGTTTTGGATGTTATCAATATCCTACACGCAGACGCAGCTGAAATGAGACAAGCTCAAGTGGAAGCAGAACGAAATACCCAGAATCAATCCTACACCCAAAATCAGCCAGAATTTGAGCCTGAAACGAGTTCAGAGGGCAATAGCGCCCGCGAACAAGGAATAGGCCAAAAATCGCAAAATATGGCTTCTGATGATGTGGCTAAAAAATATGGTTATCGATACCAAAATATGGAAATTATTTTCCCTGAAAAAAATATGCGTCAAGTCAAAGAGCAATTCAAGGCTATTTCTCAAGAGTTAGGGATTATTGTCCGAGTAATGCCTGAAATGGCAAGCAAGGCTGAAAGGGTGGAAATGGAATGACACAAGATTTACTTGGAGAAGATTACTACTCAGCAGCTTCCGCACGGCAATACTGGTCTATCTCGCAATACAAGCGATTTAGAGAGTGCGAAGCACGGGCATTGGCAGAGCTAGAGGGAGAGTGGGAAGACCAACGAGATAACACAGCTCTCTTGGTCGGGAATATGGTCCACAGCTATTTTGAAAGTCCAGAAGTACATAAGAAATTTATGGATGAAAACGCAGATGCCATGATTTCAAAAACCGGAAAGACCAAAGGTCAGTTGAAATCCGACTTCTTGGTCGGCCAGCGCATGATTGAGCGACTGGAAGCTGATAAGCAGTTCATGGACTACTATGTCGGCCAGAAAGAGGTTGCTGTAACAGGCAAAATCGAAGGCGTGGAATTCAAAGGCAAGATTGACTGTCTCAATGTTGAAAAAGGGTATTTCGTGGATATTAAGACCACGAAATCTGACATTGACAGCATGGTCTGGATTCAGGATGAAGCAAGCGGACGAAATATTCAGGTCCGCTGGTTCGAAGCTTGGGGGTATGTCCTTCAGATGGCGGCTTACAAGAAGATGCTAGAAGAGAAATACGGCAAAGAGTTCACCCCTATTATATACGCAGTGACAAAAGAGCCGACTCCCGACACAAGAGCCATCGTTTTTCAAACTCAGGAAAAGCTTGGCTATGAGCTGGCAGAGTTGTCTATGATCATCCAGCGCCTTGACAAGGTTAAAAAAGGCGAGGAGAAAGCAAAGCCATGCGGCCATTGTGAATACTGCAAAACGAAGGCCTTGAGCCAGCGTGTTGAGGTGATTTGATGATTCATCTATACGAAAATCATCTTGGTGGCTGGTATACGTTGGGGCGCTACGAAGAGCCAGATTATTGCGAAACGTGCAGGGAATGCGATGAGTATATCGGAGCGTTTCAAAGTATGGAAGATGTTGCGTTGAGGCTATTGAAAGAGGATGCTTCAGACGAAGAAATCCAACTAGTGACTGGATTGAAAGTAATTATTAAGTTTGAAAAAGTGAGGAAAGAATGAAAATCTATATTGAACAAGATGACGTAAAATTGAGTTTTGAGAGAGCACAGGAACTTGATTATCAAACCTTATTCAAGGCCTATCAGATGGTCACAGGGTCTGATGAAATTCTTGAGGATTTAAGTCAGAAAGAGCCTGAGAATGCAGGGACCGTTTTAAAAATTGATGCTGAGAAGTTAGCTGAAATCGATTATGCCAATATCAAAGAAGTCACAGACAGGTTTTCAGCAAAATTTAGCGGAAGTCCAGCGGTTTCTCAGAAACCAAGTGAGAAGGTAGATGTCGATTTACAATGCCCATTTTGCGGATGCGCGAAGCGGTGGAAAGTTCCGTCTTACTTTAAATTCATGAATTGCCCTGACTGCCAAGGCTCAGTTTTCTTGTCTTGGGCGACAGGAGTTAAAGGGGAATTGGATGAAAATGGATTTTATTTCAGAGGGGACAGCCCGATGAAATTTAAAGAGCAGACAGATGAATTCGAGGACATGTTTGCTGTTGAAGAATCAAGATAACAAAAACCAACTATTTCCAAAATGGAAACAACTCAAAAATCAACAAGCCGGGCATTCTTGTAAAACTGCGAACTAGAAAACGTCAGTAAAGGTTATGCGACCTTGGACGAGCGACTGCCCGTATTTAGCCAATTATCACAAAGGCAGTCGCATTTTTTTGGAAAATGAAATCTCTTTTACGCTATCCAGGAAGCAAATGGAATCTTGCTGATAGGATTGTAGAATTATTACCAGAGCACAAAACCTACCTAGAACCTTATTTTGGTAGTGGTGCGGTACTTTTTACCAAACAGCCTAGCGCGATTGAGACAGTCAACGACCTAAATGATGATGTCGTCAATCTTTTTCAGGTAATACAACAGGAACCTGATGTGCTGGCTGAAAAAATCTTTCTGACTCCTTACAGCCGAAAGATTTATGATAATTCTTGGGAAGTTCGACCAGAGAATGAAATTGATAAAGCTCTGAACTTCGTCATACGTTCTGTTATGAGCCACAGCTTTCGAAATATTGAAAAATCAGGTTGGAAAATGGATATTAATGGCAGAGAGCGAGCTTACGCAGTCAAACATTGGAATGATCTGCCAAAGTTGGTCCAAGAAATGACATTGCGATTAAAGCAGGTTCAGATTGAATGTCGGCCAGCCATTGAATTGATAGAGAAATACAGTCGGGAAGATGTCTGTATGTATGTAGATCCTCCCTATGTTCTTAGTACGAGGACGAGAAAACAATATTCGGTAGAAATGGATGACCGTGACCATGAAGAGTTGTTAGAGGTTTTGAATCAATCCAAGGCCAATATTCTTCTGAGCGGATATGATAGCAACTTGTATAATAAACGTCTGGCGAATTGGGAAAGGGTAGAGTTCTCAGCGACTGCAGAGAAAGGGCTACCGAGAACAGAAGTTCTTTGGATGAACTATCAACCAAAGAAACAATTATTATTATTTTAAAGGAGAAAAATAAATGCTAAATAAAATCGACATACCAGGAACAGATATCACACTTGAAATCGTGGACAAGACCATCACGATCACCAATAAAATTGAATATGATATGCAGATGCATTTCAGAAATACGGACGCAGATGCTTCTCTCGATACAAGTGGCGACGTGTTTGAGCCTCTCTACTGGTTAGATATTAAGGCGACACCTAAAATGCCGACAGAGTATCATACGAGCCTTGGAATCAAGAGAGAAAAGCGCCACTTGGCCGAACTTCAGAAGTTCTTTGAGTTTATTGAGAGTAATAAACGAAACCTATTTGATCTCTGTGGATTCAAGGGAGAACTGCAATGAAATCTCTGACATTATCGTTAGACATTTCAACTACTGCGACAGGTTGGGCCGTATTTCACGGCTCTAACCTCGTCCAGAGTGGTGTCTTAAAACATAAAAGCAAGTCGTTCTTTGAACGTGGACGCTTCATGGCTAGCGAATTGCGAGCCATTCAATCAAGGGCGCTCCAGAAGTACGACTGCCATTTTGAATCGATTGTGGTCGAGAAGAACTCGGTCATGGGGCCAAATCAGCAGTCTATGATCAGCATCGGAATTGTTACAGGTATCATTCTTGGACGGTTGGTTGCTGACAACGTGTATTTTGTCAACGTGTCGACCTGGCGCAAATACTGGAAGTTTAGTTACAAGGACCGAAGTAAAAAGTCAATGAAGCTGCAGGCAGTTGCTAAAGTGTCCGAAACGTTCGACCTAAACGTCAAAGACGATGAAGCTGACGCTATCCTGATTGGTTCATATTTTGTAAACCATGGCCAAGAATTTGGAAATCTGGAAAGCCACAAGGTGAGTTGAGGAAATGGAAGATGAAAGTACAGCGATTGATTGAGAAATATAAAAAATTTGAAGGGGTATGGGACGAAAGAACAGAACTAGCGCGCCAAATCTTTTTACAAGATTTAGAACAACTAGATGAATCAAAACCAGTCAAAGTAAAGCAGTTTGTGGCGGATTTTATCGCAGAACAGAAAAAACTGGGTCATACACTGTCCTACTCAATAGACGCAAGCATGTCTGACAGAGTTGCAGAATGGTATTGGGACAACTCCGAATTATTCGCACTAGCTTGGATTTTTGGCTACGAGGTCGAGGAAGAGAAGCGGTATTTGGTGAAAGTGAAAGGTATGTCCGAAGAGAATACATATTTGACATTTAGATTTGGCCATACGTGGATGCTAAGCAATTTCGAAGAGTGCGAAGAATTTCGCTTGCACCACACCCGCAAAGAACTAGAAGAAGCTGGATTCGGCTGGGTGTTCTCTTGTGAGGGTATTGAGATTGAGGAGGTTGAGTGATGCAGAAAATAACGTTTATCGTTGGAACTAGAGGCGAGCAAATAGAATTCAAAACAGATAAAAAGGATTTTATCAATGAATTAAAATTTCGTTTTGAAAACAAGCGGCTTCTTGAAATCAATATTGGTAGTGAGATTGTGTTGCTTAATCCTGATAAGATTTTATTTGCTAAAATCGAGGAGGTGGAGTGATGGAAGATATGCAAAATATTTTAGAGACACAATTGATTTTAGGTAAGCAAGTTTTAGAAATTGTATTGGATTTGCTAAAAGACGATTCAAAAACAGGGGCAGTTCTACCTTTAAACATAAATGACCGTGAATTTACGATTACTGTAGAAAAGGAGGTAACAGATTGAAAAGATTTATCGCGATCTGGATATTATTGTCTGCTGGATTGAACATTTGGCAGAGTATCCACATAAAAAAACTAGAAGAAAAGCGCCCAATTATCGTCTATAAAGCTGATAATCAAGGCGCAGAAATCAAAGGCAAGGTTGTTCACAAGGAGAAAATTGGCGACATGCACACAATCACAGTACAGAACTACGGAATTTTCGTAGTTACGCAAACAAGCTACGAATCTTTGAGGATTGGAGATGAGGTGAGATTATGACACCAAAATTTAGAGCGTGGATAAAAACAGAAAATTGTTTTGCTGATTATATAGAGTCGATTCGATTTTATATAAATGAAATAGACCTATGCTGGGGTGGAATATGCGAAAGCGATTGTTTTGATTTTAAAGACGTTATCCTCATGCAATCAACAGATATGGTTGATAGGGATGGCAAGATTATCTTTGAAGGCGACATAGTTAAAATGTCTAAGGATGTCTATTCTGAACCCACTTATTACGAGGTTGTAAGGCATTACGGTGGAGCGTATCGTCTTGAATCTAAACAGCACGGATGTGAATTGTGGTTACGACATGCTGATTGTGTGGTTGTGGGGAATATCTACGAAAATAAGGAGTTATTAGATGCCTGACGTAGAATGGGTTATGGGAAATTGCCATATGATGCAAGACAATGGCTGTTGGGCAGGAGAGAAGCAGATTTCTTACGCTAGTCCAGATGGGCAGTACACGTATTACGTGAACAAGCGCAAAGATGGAACTTATTACTTGCACGGGGCAAGTAAACATTACGGGAGGAATTGAGGTAGAAAGATGAAACCTAAAAAATATCCGTATTCAGGAAAAAGAAAAAAACAAGAAACGCCGTCGCCAATATTTTCTGCACGACCAATTTTTAACGAGATTCCAATTGTAGAAGAAGTTAAGGTTGAGCTCGGAGTGGAAGCTAGTATGGGGCACATATATCCAGAAACGATAATACATTTAGATATTTCTGGGTATGGAAATAGAGTGCATTCAGTACATCGCTTTCCCGGTATTTTACTGAGTGTCGGTGAGTCAATCCAGCTAAAGATGCTTTTCCATAAAAGACTTAGAAATTTTACTACAGAACGTTTCTTGACGTTTAGAGAATCCGACTGGAAGTTCTTTATCCGTGACCTGGTCAGCGAATTTGCACATTAAAAAAGCCAAGACACTCTCTGCCTCAGCTAAATTCCTATTAAGATTATTATACCACAAAAGGAGATAGAGAGTGAACAAGGCTAAAGAGTTACTTGATGAACTACAGAATTTGGATGAAGAGATACAGAATCGAATAGACGAACTTGCTAATCTTGAAGCTAGTTTACTTTCTAGCCCTAAAATGAGCATGGATAAGGTACAAGGTGGTCAGAAGGTTCGATTAGATGAACGTTACATCGATATTTTTAACATGCAAGATTCCTTGAAAGAGTACATGAAGCAAGCAACTGCTGAAGCTATCCAGCGCAGAATTGAGCTCAGTAAATTGATTGATAAAATGCCTAAGCCTGCAAGTCGAACAATTTTAAGGATGGTTTATATTCAGAAAGCAAGCGTGTATGATATGATTGAATTTTTACAATGCAGCAAGACTACTTTCTACAAAAAGAAGAAAGATGCAATCCGTGAATTGGGTGTTGTAGTTGATAAAAGCGAACTAATGCGAACTAATGTGAACTAGGTTGAAGCGCACTGGTCTAACAATCGTGCTATTATAGTATCATCAAGAAATAAGGGTAAGGCAGTAAGCCTTCCCTGACATGGAGAGTTGGCAGAGTCAGGTTGAATGCCCCCGTTTGCTAGACGGGTGGTCGCCTATGTGCGGTCCGTGGGTTCAAATCCCACACTCTCCTTTGAGTGTTTTGTGTCCCATAATGGGTTAGGCAGTAGGCTTAGCATTCATATATCACTCATTAACTTACAAATGGTTGCGGAGCGACTGGACCTTGCATGATTGCGTAGCTAATTATATTCCGGATAAGTTATAAGCTAGAGGGTTTGATTCCCTCAGAGGTTGTAAAGACTACACAAAATAAAAAAAGAAAGTATTTCAAAATAGATTTCTAATTAACACCGCAAGTTTGTAGTCTACTTGCACTGAGTCACTCATCGAGTGGCTTTTTGTTTTTGTGAATGGAGGTGATGGAAAATCGCTAAACTAACGTTAAAACAACAGAGATTTGCTGATGAGTACATCATCAGCGGGAATGCGACGGATGCTGCTATCAAAGCTGGCTATGCTAAGAGGTCGGCCGGCCAGATAGGTGAGCAGAACTTGAAAAAACTTGAAATTAAGAAATACATAGACGAAAGATTGGCTCAGCTTGCGTCTGAGAAGATTGCAACACAGGAAGAGGTGCTTACTTACCTAACTTCGGTCATGCGAGGAGAGACGCAAGAGCAGACCTTGATAAGCATCGGAGAGTTAGGTCAAACGATTACGGATATAGATGTCGGAGCTAAAGATAGAATCAAGGCGGCTGAACTTCTTGGTAAACGGCATAGGCTTTGGACAGACAAGGTAGAGGCTGACGTTTCTGGAACGGTGGTGTTTGCGAATGAGTCAGACATACCAGATTAAACAGAATGATATTGTTGTTGACCTACCTAAGACAATAGGCGCTGGGTACGGACAGTTCTGGCGTTCAAGGCATCTTTATCGTGTAGTCAAAGGTTCCCGTGGTTCGAAGAAGTCCAAGACAACCGCTTTAAATTACGTTATCCGTCTTTTGAAATATCCCTGGGCTAACTTGCTTGTCATTCGTAGATACTCAAATACAAATAAGCAATCAACTTATACGGACTTTAAGTGGGCAGCTAACCAACTGAAAGTCGCTCATAAGTTTAAATTTAATGAGTCCTTACCTGAAATAACTGTAAAAAAGACAGGTCAAAAGATTCTGTTCCGTGGTCTGGATGATGAACTTAAAATCACATCTATCACGGTCGATGTTGGTAGCCTTTGCTGGGCCTGGTTTGAGGAAGCGTACCAAATTGAGACTGAAGACAAGTTCAGTACGGTTGTTGAGTCAATCCGTGGTAGCTTAGACGTACCTGATTTCTTTAAACAAATCACAGTCACATTTAACCCGTGGAATGAAAGGCACTGGCTCAAGCGTGTCTTCTTTGATGAAGATACGAGACGAGCTGACACATTTGCTACTACGACTACTTATAAATGCAATGAGTGGCTGGATGAAGTCGATATCAAGCGTTATGAAGATTTGTATCACACGAATCCAAGACGGGCTAGAATCGTATGTGATGGCGAATGGGGAGTTGCTGAAGGTTTAATCTATGAAAACGTGACTGTCAAGGATTTCGATAAGAATGAATTACTACGAGATTCAGCTAATAAATTATGTATCGGTCTTGACTTCGGTTTTACTCACGATCCAACCGCTTTGTGTTGTTCGTTGATAAACGACACAACAAAAGAGATACATATCTTCGATGAAGCGTACAAAGTCGGTCTCATAACCAAAGAAGTCGCTAAGATGATAAAGGATAAAGGTTATCATCGTTCGCAAATTATCGCAGATAGTGCAGAGTCTCGGTTGATTGAAGAATTAAGGTCGGAACACGGTATATCTCGAATTAAAGAGAGTCGGAAAGGTAAGGATAGTATCATGGCAGGCGTGTCCAAATTACAAGGATACGCTATTTATGTACATCCGAGTTGTGAACATATCATGGATGAATTTTATAGTTACTGCTACCAGCGTGACAAAGAAGGTAATTGGTTGAACAAGCCAGAAGATAAGAATAACCACTTAATGGATGCACTACGTTATAGCCTTCAATGTATTGAGGGTGGTAAAGCAACCGTCCGCAGACGTTCTGATTATGGTCTATAGAGAGGAAAGACATGTACCAATATTTAACCTATCCACGAGATGGATATGATGAAGGTTCTTTGAAGAAAGACCTGATTTACAAATTGATAACGAAGCATAGCACTGAAGGTTCACATTTGAAGAAGCTTAAAAGCTACTACTTGGGTGAGCATGCTATCTTAAATCACAAGAGACGCAACGAGAACGCACCTAATTATAAGACGGTAGCCAATCATGCAAAGGATATCGCAGATACGGCTACGGGCTATTTTATGGGCAATCCTATCAAGTACAATAACACTGCTGAAGGTGATATCGATGAACTACTTACAGCCTTTGACGGTGCTGAGATTGACCAAGTAGATGCGCAGAATGCTTTGAACATGGCTATCTATGGTCGTGCTTATGAATATATCTATGCCAAAGAGGGATTGACTGAGTTGGACTCAACTAGTATTGATCCAGAGAATACTTTCATGGTCTATGATGATAGCATTGAGCGGAAGCCTTTGTTTGCGGTTTACTACTATCAAGTTAAAGACGATACGAAAGATACTACTAAGTACCAGGCAGAGGTCTTTACTAAGAATCTGCATTATCACATGGTGCTGAGAAGTACAGATTCAGGAACAACACAGAATGAGGAAGTAGAAGAACATAATCTTGGTCAAATACCAATTATCGAATATCGCAACAACCACTTTGCGATTGGCGACTACGAGCAACAGATTAGCTTGATTGATGCCTATAATTCTTTGATGGGTAACCGTGTAAATGACAAGGAACAGGCAGTAGAGTCTATCCTTGTCTTATATGGTACGCAGTTAGCAGACACGCCAGAAGATGCCAAGGTAGCGATGAAGATTCTTTCTGAAGAAGGTCTTTTGGAATTACCAGGCGATAGTGCAAGGGCTGAGTTCTTGAAGAACACGCTGGACGAAAGTGCTACGGAAATCTTACGCACAGCTCTTAAAGAGGATATCTACACATTCAGCCATGTTCCTAACTTGACTGATGAGAATTTCGCAGGGAATACTTCGGGCGTAGCTATGGAATTCAAGCTGATGGGCCTTGAGATGATTACTAAGACCAAGGAAGCGAACTACAAGCGTGGATTGCGCCAGAGGATTGCTATCTTTGCTCATTACTTGGGTATGAAGCAGATTGCTTTAGAGTCTCATTCAATCGTTCCACAGTTCAGCCGTGGTTTGCCTAAGAACTTGCTAGAGTTATCTCAAATCATCAACAATCTTGAAGGTAAAGTAACGAATAGACAACTTATCTCACTCTTGCCGTTTGTAGAAGACCCAGACGCTGAATTGGAAGCCTTGGAAGAAGAGAAAAAGAAGAACATGGAAGACATGCCGATGTTCAACCAAGACAACACAAAACCCGAAGACGAGGTAGAGGATGAAGAATCAGGAGTATTGGGCGAAGAGGAAAGCCAATCTGATTTACCAGCAGATGGACAAGGCCGAAAAGCAGGCAGACAAGTTCGATAAGGTCTATCAGGAAGCTAAGACTTACTTGGATAAGGAAATCAATAAGATTTTTGATAAGTTCCAACGGGATTATGGCTTAAGTCAGGTGGACGCTAGACAAGTCTTGAAGAACATGAAAGATAAGAAAGACCTGAATGAACTTCGTAAGGTGCTTGAAGCAAGACCGAATGACCCGAATATCCAAAGGCTACTGGCTGATTTAGATAGTCCAGCTTATTCTTTTCGTATGAAGCGCCTGGAGCGTTTGAGTGATGATTTAGACCGTATGCGTGAATCTATCTATCATTCAGAAAAGACAGGCTCAGATGCCTTTTATAGCGACTTGATGAAGGATAGCTACTATAAGGCTACCTTTGACCTACAACAGCAGACAGGGCTGGCATACGGCTTTTCTGGGCTTCCTGAGAGCGAGATAAAACATCTACAGTCTTTTAGTTGGGTAGGTGACGGAAGTACCTACTCAACAAACATCTGGAAGAATACAGGAAAGCTTGCTTCAAGCATAAAAGATGAACTACTCATAAGCCTTATGACTGGCCGAGACACACGAGAAACTGCACAAGCAATTGCTGATCGGTTCAATGTAGGTCAGAATGATGCAAGGCGTTTGGTTCGGACAGAATCAGCCTTCTTTCATAATCAAATGGAACTACTCAGCTATGAAGAAGCAGACATAGAGAAGTACATCTTTGTGGCCGTCTTAGACAAGCGTACATCACGTATTTGTCAGGAGCATGACAATCAGGTCTATGACAGGGACAAGGCTGTCCCTGGCGTCAATTGTCCGCCTATGCACCCTTGGTGTAGATCTACTACTGTCGCATACGACGAGGATGCAGACTACAGCAAGCTGAAGCGTAGAGCAAGGAATCCTGAAACAGGTAAGACCGAGCTAGTACCTGCTGATATGACTTATAAAGAGTGGTATAGCAAGTATGTGGATGGTGTGGACGTCGTTAAGGAATCTAAACCAGAAGTGGATGACAAGATTTTTGTAGCTGATAAACCAAATGAAATAGATGATTTCTTTAAGAAACAAAAATCTTATCAGAAGTGGTATAATGAGCTTACAGATGACGAAAGAAGCGTTATTCATTCTTATACAACAGAAAACTATCATAATTTCAACAATATAAAACGTTATGGACTTGATGAAGCTTTAAAAATTCGTGAAAAATTCTGGTTCGAAAACGATGGAGATGTAGCCGATTTACCTTTTGCTTTGGATATTGTAAAAGATACAGAATCTAATATCCCAATCCTAGAAAAAGCCATTTCAAAATTTGCTCCTGAAAAAAGCTTTAAGGCGTATCGTGGAAGTGGATCTATCTCTGCACTCGGCCAAGACTTGGGGTATCTAGATTTTGAAGTTGGTCAATCCATTAAATTAGATAAAACTTTCACTTCATTTAGTTTAGACAAGAACTATGCAAAAGAGTTTGCGATAGATGGCGAAGGTGCAGATATCCTATTTGAA